GTCGATAGTGAGTTTCATGCGGTTCTCCTTTTCTGTTCTGTCTTGGTGCAGTAGTTGTAGAGTGCGCCTCTCCAGTTCTTGATGGGGTTGCCGTTTTCGTCGACAAACCCGCGAGCCTCGTGCATGGCGTACCATTCCTCGGCTAGACCCTCGTGAAGGTTGTTGTCGGCGACGAAGGCGTGGAATTCCTCGCGGCTGTTCGGGCACCTTGAGTTCTTGGATAGGGAGCGAGCGGGAGCGCTATGCAATGGAGTTCCTCTTACGGAGTCCGCACCCGCACGCCGTCGGCTTTCCCTAGCCTCGGAAAAGTCGGAGATGGTGGTAGTTGCCTCCGAGGCGTCGCCGTCTGCCGTTATACTTTTTCTAGGGCGTCCGCCCTTCTGCCCGTTGGCGACCTTCTTGCTGTAGTCGTCGGCTGCAGCGTCGAACGCCTCCCTCGCCCTCGGCGAGTTCTTGAAATTGCGGAAAAAAAGTGCCTTACGGAATTCATACTCCTCACGGCCAAGTGCCTCGAAATCCACCGTTCCCGTGTCGAAGTCCACGAAGCGCTCGGCCGTGAACCTCCACATCGCCTCGATCCAGTTCTGCGTCCAGTATGGGCCTCCCGTAAGCTTATCACCCTTTTCCATCTAGCCCACCTTATGCTTCCGTGCTAACTCGTCCACGGCCATGCGGACGACCTTGCCCTTCGTCTCGTCGAGCTTCTCGGCGAGCTTCTCGACCTTGTCGTTAGTATCGGCAGGCACCGATATAAGTACTCTATCAGCCATAATTTTAATCCTCTGCTTTTTGCAGAGAAATATACTTTCTTTTGCCCTAAATGTCAATAAAAATTATAAAAAAATTTTATTTTTTTTAAAAATGGTAAAAACCGGTAGGTTATCCGGCAGGTATACCGACAGCCTAACCGACATCGAAACAGAAGTAAGAAGTAGGAAGTAAGAAGTAGGAAGTAGGAAATAGAAAACTTTTATATATAAACCCTCATACTCAACTCATATCGTGAGCGCGTGTGCGAGAGAGTCGAGTATGAGGGTTTTTACAAATATTTTTCGATATCAATTATGCGCTCATTGCGTCTCCGATGCATATTAGCAAATACACTCATTATATACCGCGCTCGCAAGTCCACTTTCTGTAAACACCTGTTGACAATTTGTTTGCTAATTTCTACATAGAAAAAGAAACGAGGTGAGTACATGACTAAAGTCGAACTGGAAAAATTGGTTTCCACGCTTTCGGAGCGTCTGGAAAAAGTCGAAAAGGAAATCGAAGTCCTCAAGGCTCCGAAGGTTTTTAACCCTCCAAAACCTCCTGCGAGGTCTTTAGTCTTTCGCTAGGGGGTCTCTATGGCTGAAAAAGAAGTCAAGCCTAGAATCCCTACGCGGTCGCCCAAATACGTCCGCAAGAGCGACAAGAAACGCGCACCTGCAAGCGGTACCTCGAAGCTCGCAAAACAGTTTATCCCGGAAGCGAAAAGCTACACCGAGAAGATCGGCTTCCTCGGAATGAAAAGCCGCGATGATAAAAGACCGCTCTGGGAGAAGTTACAAGACGGCATCCGCTGGATGCGGGAAAAGTACACGATCGTGTTCAAGCACCGCTCTGAGTGCGTAGACCAGCACGAATACGAATGCCTTCTTATCACCCATTCCGCAATATCCGATTTTACGGTTTCCGCCTTTATCTTTTCTCTTTTCTCCGAGGTCGAGGAACTCCCCTATATTTCGCATTATTTCAACCCGGTTAAGTACGCCGACGATCTGGTCGACCCTGAACTGAAGGAAAAGTTCAAGGAATCCGTCGAAGAGCTGGAGAAGATTTTCGTACAGACCAAGAAAGACCTACGCAAGTACATCGAGAACGACGCCTATTTCCTGAACGCGCAGACGCGCTCGCACACGATATGGTTCTTGGAGCATTTCTTCAAGTCCGACATCGAGGAACCAGACGCGCCGACATCCGGCAAGGTGGTGTTCGAGATTCAGGTCCCCAACCCGATCCCGCAAGAGGTACTGGATGCAATGGGGACAAAGTAGTGAAGAAAAGCTCAAGATTTCGCCTTTCCAACAGAAGCTTATCTTTTCGGAAAACGAATTCGTCCTTGCCTGCTGCGGCCGCGCTTCGGGCAAGACGTCGGGCGTCACTTGCCGACTAGCGAAGCGTAACGTAGATTACGGCCGTTCCGCAATGCTCATTGCGCCGACCTTCGGCCTTATCCGCGAAACGATAATGCCGGCCACGCAGGAGTGGTTCGAAAAGTTCCACGTGAAATATAAGGCGAACCTTTCCGAGCATACGATAGAAACCCGTTACGGAAGGATCGTGTTCCTTTCCGGGACGCGCCCGGACTCTCCGCGCGGTTACACGAACCTTGAGGACTTTTATTGCGACGAAGCCGCCTATGTTCCGAAGAAGGCCATCAAGAACGGCTTGCTGGCTTGCCGTTCGAACAAGGGCCTCTCCACTACGCAATGCTACACCTCAACGGGTCTTGCAGGGTCTTACTTTAACAAGATGGCGAAGGCGCCGCCAGTAAAGGACCACCTTGTTCTTACCGCCTCCACCTTCGACAATCCGTTCACCACCGACCAGTACAAGCGCACGGTCTACGAGTCACTCCTGGACACTCCCGCATTCTTGCGCCAGGAACTTTTCGGGGACCTGGACGCGGAGGAAATGAACCTTATTTTTCCGCCTTCGAGCTTTGCGACCATCCGTCGCGTATCTGGAGGGCGTAAGCGTTGCGGCATAGACTTTGCATACGAAGGCAACGACACGACCTGTATCTTCGTCGTGGACGATTGCGGAATCGTAGAGAAGAAAGTCATAGGGAAGGACAACGGCCGTAAGTGCTTCGAAGCCTTCAAGGGCTTGCACCAAAAATGGAACTTTGAAAGCCTTTCGCTCGACCATACGGGCGGATTTGACGCAGGGTTTATCGTGCTTATGGAACAAGAGAGAATTCGCGTACCAGTCAACAAGGTAAATTTCGGGGCGCCTTCGCCCGATCCGAAATTTGCGAACATGAGGGCGTATATTTATTTTAACCTCCGTAAAATGATTATGGAGAACGGATTTTACTTGGGCGACGATGAAGTCGAAGACGAAATGGTCCCGCAAACGTACTTCATGAACACGTCTGGCCAAATCCAGTTGACCCCGAAAAAGTATATTAAGAGCATAATCGGTAAATCGCCGGACCAGGCGGACGCATTGTGCCTCGCCGCATACCGTGGCGACCCGCAACCATTACAGAACGAAAACTATGAGGACGAAGACCTTGTCCCCGCTTCCACAAGGAGTTTTTAACATGGAAGAAGAAATCGAAGAAGTGGTGGAAGAAAGCTTCGCCACGCAGGAAAACCCCGACGTTGCCCTTCCATCCCCGGAAGAGGAAAGAAAGATTATCCAAGATATTGTGGACTGTGGCCAAAAGTCCAACGAATTCTTCGGAGTGGAAAACGAGCGCAAGCGCGACGACGCCCGCGTCTACGCCGACGTGGAAGTCTTCAACAAGACAGACATGAAGGCAATGACGAACAACCGAGGACAGGCAAGCGTGAATCCGCTACCGCTCTACGTGAACGCCACCAAAAACCTTTTCCTTACAAACCCCTTCGTAGCCCAGGTGGAAGGAAAGAATGGCGACACGTTCCGCGATTTTCTCGACCAGCAGCTCCACGAAACCTTTGCCAATTCCGACGCCGACGCGAGCGTATTTTCCGAAGGCTTGCAGGACGTGCTGGAAGAGGGTGGCGCCTTTACCTACCTTACGACCGAGGAAGGCCGAATCCAAATTAACCTCGCCTACGAGCCTACGGCCTGCATTTACGACCCTTGCGCTCGCCGCCTTGACGGAGCCGATGCAACCTTCTTCGGAATCGTCGAACAATTACCCTATGAACGGGTAAAGGAAATGGCGGAGGCTAACGGCGTAACCATTCCCAGCAAGGAAATGATTCCGCGCACGCAGACTTGGAGCTTTGCGAATTACAACTCGTCCATTGACGGCGTGAACCTTATCCACTTTTACCGCAAGGACAAGAAGGGAGTTTACTTTATCCAGGTTGTAGGCGACAAGGTGATAAAGCGCGTTTTGTTCCGCAGCCTTTCGTGTCTCCCGGTGGTGCCTATTTTCGGCCAGCGTTTCAAGGATAACGAAAAGAAGTTCTACAAGGGATTTGTCCGCGATTCCAAGCACCTTTGCAAGATCGTGAACGGTTGTTACGTTTCGCTCTGGGAAAGGGTGAGCGTCCCGACCGTTCCTTATACCTCCGTAAGCATGGAGTCCGTGGAGAACCTTACGCTGGACTACGAGAACGACCTTGCACGATACAAGCGTTACCGCGCCTACACAAAGAAGGGCGAAACCTACGTGCAGCTCCCCAAGCCGGAACGAGTGGACCCGACAGTCGTTACGGCTGACTTGATTCCGATTATTAACGATTCCTTGAACAAGATTTCGAAGATGATCGGAATACCTGAAGAAGGTCTTGGTTTCAACGCGGCCGCCGAAGTGCAGAAGACTGCGCAGGAAATCTTGACCCGCTCGTCGGCTCTCGTAACCAACGTGTCGCACTACTACCGACACCTCCAGCGCTCTATTCAGCACATGGCGGAAATTATCGTAGAACTCCTTTGTATCTACAACGGAAAGGAAAACGTCTACACCATCAAGCTTTTCAAGGGACCCGAAGACGCGCTCAAGCGTGAGCAACGCCGCCAGCAAATACTCGCGTTCCAAAGCCTCGCCCCCGATGCGGTCAAGCCGTTACTATTGGCGGAAGCCATCAAGACGGGAGACTTTGACAACGCCGACGCCATCGCGGCCGCTATCCTAACGACACTCCCGCCGGAATTAAAGGCCGTAATGCAGATAGGCGAAGGAGTAGACGTCGCCGCCATGCAGCAACAAATCGCAATGCTTACCCAGCAGGGCCAGCAGCAGGCGCAGCAAATCGAAGATTACCGCCGCACCATCGACGCCGACATCATCGCGGGACAGAACCAGTTGCTCATTACCCGAATGAACAACGAGGCGGCCCTCCGCTCGAAGCTTGTGGAACTTGAAGCCAAGGCGGCCGAGAACGAAAAGGACCGCCAGATCGAACTGGCAAAGCTCACGGCGGAACAACGCGTAGATGCGGAAAAGCTTTTCATCGAAAGCCGCAACGCCGACACCCGCGCCCGCGATGCGGTCGTAAAGGCCCTGCAGGAAGCCGAACGCCTCCGCATGGAATCCGAAAAGACTACCGCAGAACTAGCCATGAAGTTGGCTGGAGGTGTTAAAAATACGCTCACAGACAACGTAATAGTGCAGTCCTCGACGGTGTAAAAAAGAAAATTGCGTAATTCGCTATTGCGTTTTACGCTTTTTTAAATTATTTTATATACAAACAAAAACGAGGTGAGACATGGCGAATTTACCTTCGCAAGAACTTTTGAACAAGTACCGCGCCGAAGAAAAGGCAGCGGCCCAGGAAACCCCCGCGAATCCCGAACAAACTAACGCGGAGACACCAAACCCGGAAACGTCAACGCAGCCGACGGGCAGCGAAGAAGTCAAGGGCAATGGAGAAGCCAGCCAACCGACCGAACCTTCCTCCAGCGAAAGCGGAGCGCAGCCGGAAAAGACCGACAAGGGCGAGGAAAGATGGCTCAAGACGCAAGAGAGCTTTAAAAAGCGACTCGACCGACAGGAAAGAAGCCACCGCAAGACCGTTTCCGCACTTGAAGCCGAAATTGCCGAGCTGAAAAAGCAGCTTGAGGGCAACAAGCCGGAACTCAAGCGAGAGGATTTTCCGACGGTTGAGGCTTACGAAAAGTTCCGCGAGGAAGAAATCAAGAAGTCGATCCTTGCGGAGAACGACAAGAAGCAGGCTGAACTCGAAGAAGCCGCTCGCCGCAACGCCGAGGCACAGAAGAAACTCGACGCCACCTTCAAGACTCCCGAAGCGAAAAAGGAATTCCAGGAAACGCTTTCGGACTTTATGGAGGATAACGGCGACTGGCTCGAAAGCGAGGAAGGCCAGCTCTACCAGGAAATCATCGACCAAAGCCCCGTGGGTCTCGTCATGGCTATGGCTATTGCGAAGAACTCCGAAGTGACGGAACAGATGAAGAACTGGTCAAAGAATATGTTGTTCCAAAAACTTTCTCAATTTGAAACAGCCCTCTTGCAGAACGCCAAGGAAGCCGCAAAGAAGCAGCCTTCCAACGGACAACCCAAAACGCCGACGCCGACAAGGCCGTCTACAAGCGGCATTCCCTCGACTGGAAGCGTAGGCAAAACGCAGGCGCCCGCCACGTTCAATGCGAAGGATTGGCTCCGCAAGAACCGCCCCGAGCGCTACCCCACACACTAACAAGAGGTTTTAATCATGGCTAACACCATTGTAACCGTTCCGGGCCTTGAAATCTTCACCGCAGAAATCGAAGAATCTTGCCCCATTCTCGAAGATTGCCGCTCCACCCAGGAAGGCTTGAAGGGCCGCCAGGGCGGCAAGCTCAAGGTCGTTATTCCCGATCCGGGTAAGACCGTTACCACCAAAGGCCGCATCCCGACCATCGGCGCAGGTGGCGACATCGAAAATAACGACATCAAGGAATTTGAACGCGAATTCACCGTTTGCGTTTCCACGAACTCCGCGACCATTAGCTCTTTGCAGAAGGTGGTCGACATTGACTCCTTCGAACGCGAAGTCGCAAATCCGCGCTCCCCGGAAATCGGTTCTTCCGTGCAGGAAACCGTTATCGACGAAGCAGCTCTCTACGCAGACTCCGTCTTCGTGGTTGACGGCACCAGCGCAAGCTTTGACGGCTATGGCCTCCTTTCCGACATGGCTGGCTCTCTGCAGGATTCCCGCTGCGGCGGTGAACTTGTCGGCTACATGAGCGGCCGAATCAAGTCCAAGATCGCAAAGGGCGGCTTGAGCTTGTTCAACCAGGAAGCCATCGCGGGCGAACTCTACCGCAAGGCAAAGATCGGCGAATACTCCAACGTCATGTGGAAAAACACCCCGATGCCCGTCCTCGATCTTGGAGCGGCTCCGGCTTCCACCACCGTTTCCGCCAAGCCGGACGAAGGCGCCGACACTATCGTGCTGGCCTCCGCCAACATCACCACGGCAACCGTTATCAAGGCTGGCTCCGTGTTCACCGTTGCCAACGTGCTGAAGTGCGACGTACTCGGTCACGTAATGGCCGACTCCAAGGTCTTCGTCGTGCAGGCTGACGCCACGGGCGGCTCTGGCACTATCTCGCTGAAGGTTGGCGAAATCAACGCCGTCGGCGCACACCGCAACGTGTCCGCTCTCCCGGAAGCGAACGCCGCCGTTACCTGGCTCCACACCGCCAACAAGAAGTACGCTCTTGTGTGGGCATGGCAGAAGGGCAACGTGGAACTTTCTTCCGTCAAGCTCGACGATTCGGGCCTCGAAGAAATCTCCGCAAAATCTCCGTCCGGCAAGCTCGAAATGAGCGCAGTCGTTCACGGCGACGTGAACCGCAACGGCACCTACCGCTTCGATACCGCCTACCTGACGGGCGCAGTCGATAGCCGCCGCGTGGCCCTCGGTTACATCCAGCTTAACTAATTGCTCCCCCTCTACCCGCCCCCCTTCCCTAGCGAGGGGTGCGGGCCTTTTTTCCTTTTTTTGAACCCCTTTTGGCTAGAGAGAACGAATTTTCACCACCTCGAAAAGGCGTTACTCTCTAGCTAATTTTTTTGGAGAAGAAATGCTCGTCCGCGAACTTATCCAGGATATTCTCGACGAAATCGGCCAGCTTGTAGGCGGAAACCCCGCTTCGGATACTGACGCGGCCAAATGTCGCCGCTTGATTAACAAGTGCGTGCGCGAATACAACGTGCAGGGCTTTCTCCATTTTTGCCGTTCCCGCCTGCAGCTCGGACAGGGTAAGGAATTCCTTTTCGAAGACAAGATTCCCCTTAATGTAAATGCGGTTTACTACAAGATTGGACCGAACTATGTCGGGTTGACTCCAGTCCAGGCGCACAATATGCCCGCCTACGAGGGCGTAGGGTGCGAGCCTTACAAGTTCGCTTACGAAAAGTTCTACGATGGAGACGAACTTAAAGCACGCCTTATTCTCGACCGTAATTCAATGTACGAAGTCGAGGCGGTCGTTACCTATGACCTCGAACCTTACAACGAAAACGACGTGCTGACGCTCCCGCCTGAATTTATCAACCTCTTAACTGCCGACGTGCAGTACAGGTGGGTGTCTAACCTCGCCATTAACGACGAACTGAAGCGAGACAAGAAGGCCGAGCGCGACAAGCTCCTTGAATACATCAAGGAAATCGAAACGCAGGCTCTGGACGTTCCGACGCCTTGCTATAACATTGCAGACAAGTTTTACGGCGGCGTGGGCCGTTTCCCGTGGTAAACTATGGCAGCGCGTACCGTTCAAATCAACTCTTTCTGCGGCGGTTCCTCCAAGCTGGTGGACTCCGAATTCCTCGGCCTTGAGGAATCCGTCAATATGTACCCGGAAACGGTTACCGCTACGGACTCCTACACCACGAAGATGCTGAAGTCGGTAGAAGGATTTAACAACGGTCTTATACTTGAATCCTATGAAAATTATCTAGGTTCGTGCGTCGTGAATTCT